TATTGACACACCATTTACGTACTTCTGGAAAGTTCTTTTCTTTGAGGTTTTTAATGAGATCATTTACCTTTACGTCACTAAAATGTGCAAGTATACCACTATCTATCTTACCTCCAACTGAATATCTTTGACACTCATTAAGCACTCTTCTCCAATCAGGAAAGTGCTTATTAATTAATTCTGCTAGAACTTTTTTATCTGCTTCTATTCTTTCTTGTTGCAGTATTGAGTTAAGACGCTTGAAAAAGCATGTTGCGATGTCTGCTTTTTGCTTTCCTTTGATTCCAAATTCGATAACAGCACATCGACTGTGGAGGGGCTCGATGATTTTGTTTTTGTAATTGCAGGTAAAAATGAATCTGCAGTTGTTGGAGAACTCCTCAATACTCGCTCTAAGAAGGAGTTGTACGTCGGGAGTGGTATTATCTGCTTCGTCGATGATGATGACTTTATGCTTTGACTCGCTGCTAAGAGAGACTGTAGACGCAAAGTTCTTGGCACTATTCCGAACTGTATCAAGAAACCTTCCTTCATCCGATCCATTAATAACATAAACATCTACTCCTAATTGTTTGCATAAGGCCTTTGCTACTGTAGTCTTTCCGCATCCTGCAGGCCCAGCAAGAAGCATATTTGGTATCTCACCTTTATTTAGAAATTCTAAGAATGTTTTCTTAGTTTGTTCTGGCAAAATACAATCTTCAATAGTTTGGGGTCGGTACTTTTCAACCCAGAGAAATTCATCACGCATAATTAAAATTTACAACGATTCTTTGTTGATCACCTTCAGTGTGAGTTGTTCCACGATGTTTTAAATTAGAATCAAAAATACATACTCTATTAGCAACACTACTTACTCTAACACCACTTTCAAATTCTGTATACCCATTGTTAGTATTGATATAAAATGTAGCCGTTTTCATATCAGGATAATCAGAATGATACTCTCCAAGTTCAATTGTAAGGGTTTTAAATGTTAAATTTGCTTTTATCCTCTTACATTCTTTAGCCTCTATCTTATTCATAAAGGTGTTCCATATGTTAATATGTTCACTATTTGGACCTACTTCAGGTTGATAGAACATATGAATCATAAGAAATGAACCATCATCTTCGTAGGCCCTTCCTTCAGAATAAAACCATCTAAATTCCCCACCCATCATAAAAGATTGAATAGATTTAAATTCTTCTTCTGGTAAAAAATTATCAATTATTTCAATCATAACCAATCTGGTTTTCTGGATGGATCACGTAGATAATTAGATGCAGCCCAAGGTTTGCTGGCAATGTACCTTTTGTAAGCAGTAAAAATATCAATACTGGTATCATACTTGAATTCGTCAGGCCCTGCAAATGCAAAGGATGTAGGTGTGGTTGGTTTACGAAGAGGAATAATGCTTGCTGCTTCTTCTATAGTTTTCTGACAACTATGAACTTTACCATAACGATGAGTATATTCTTGACACAATCCTATGCCATGAGCAATTAACCACCATGTATTAACAAGTGATTCATTTGCCCATATGGTACAAGGGTGACCACGAAATGCCCCCTTCTCTGTAAAATATGCTGTGCCATCTTTCTTATGTAATTCACCATAATCATGACCCCATTTCTTAGAGCAAACAATAGAAAGCATTTGACATGTTTCTAGTGGCATTTTAACTACATGTTTGTCGGGTAATACCTGAGCAGACACATAAGGTGAGGGATCAGTTACAAAAATGTTCATTCAGATGCTCTCCATTGCTTTCTCATACTAACATAAGTTTCACTTTTTGCGACAACATCCCGAACTTTCTTAAAGATTCCTGCAGATTGTGCATACTTACTAGTTGCATGATCAGGCTCTTGTGGTAAAACCTCTTTTGTTCCTTTCTTATACTTTCTACCTGAATTATGATTAGCATACCTTCTAGCACGAGTAAACCCCATCTCAAGGAACTTACGACACATATCCATACCTATAAAGTCTTTCTCGTCTTTATAGTCCAGATACATTGCATATATCTTATTTGATGATGCTACTGCCTCGTTAGGAGTTTTGAATCTCCAATGAGCACAAATAAGGTTAGTATAAGGGCGTACCAATAACACTCCTTGTTCTCCCCTTCCAATGCGATAAAGTTTGCGATTTTCCTCAACTGTAAAATCAAGGGTCTTGTAATCGAGATCATAATCAAACTCTTTCATTTTTTAGTAGTATTACTACGTGTTCTGTTTATTATACTAATAAATTTGTCTCCTGCAAAGGTTCCTCCCAAACACACATCGATCTCATCACCATCTTGCCAATTCACATCACCATTCATTTTGGTGTGTAGCATAGCCTCCTGAATCTTATCGATCACATCTTGAGTCAGTTTCATAGGATTTTTGTGCCTCCATATTTTATATAAAGTCTTTTGACTTGTTCTTTATTAAGACCACAAAGATTAATGGAATTATGCAATGCTATTCTAATACAAGCACGATCAGAGATGGGAACTCGTTGCCTCCACCCCTGATCGTCAATATATGTCTTTGCACCAGCAAATCCATATCCAGAATCTTCTCCTCCTGCTTCTACATCTTTACTCATTATCCAAAAGTAGAATCTGGTTCAAGTGCGATGAAGTAAGTTAGATCTTGATTCTTACTGGTAAAACGTGAAAGAAGTTTTGATGATACAGAAACATCATAAGTACCAGGTAGAATTTTAATATTTTCCACCTTGAAATTAAATGAAAACTCTTTATCAGTTTCTCCCACCGTTACTGAAAAATCATTTGATGTATCATTTTTCTTATCACGCACAAGAATCTTCACCACACCACTAGAACCAACCACAGCTAGATCAGGAAGTTGATATATTGCTGCTGCTTTAAGTAACTTATCTAATTGATCTGTGCTCAATTCAAAAGAAACATCTTCACTTGGAAGATCAATTGCTTTGTCTGGAGGAGTAATAATGACATTAGGATCAGCAAAGAAATACTTTGATCTCATCCTTCCTTCTTTGATCACAACATGACCTTCATTCACAAAGTCAAGTTCTGGACTTTGATGTAAAGAGAGTCCATTGAGAAACTGATTTAGATCATAGATACCGAAATCTTTAGGTATCTCCTCAGTTACAGTTGCCTCTGCAAGAATATTCTTCATCACACTAATTGTGCGAAGTTTACTCCCCTGTTTGAAAAGAATAGACTGATTAATAGTTGAAAAGTTTTTAAGAACTGAAAGAGTTTTATCAGAAAGTTTCATAGCCACGGGTCGTAGTTTCATTTAATTGCCCACTGAAGTGATAAAGTAGGAGTGAATAGTGTAGTGCTTTTAGTATATCACGTTTTGCTTGTCCCTTCTTATCATAACGACTTAGATACTTGATTGCGTTAGAACGACAGAAGGATTCTGCATCTCCTACTGACTCAATAAGATCAAGTGTCTGGACATTGTTTTCTTTAGAAGTATAATGTCCATTGTATGTTGTAGAAATATAATCCTTAAGAGCTTTGATGGATTCATCCTCTTTATATTTTCTAGGATTGTCTGTTTCTATACCGAGTGTCGGTGTCTCCGCAAATATAAGATCATCCAAATGAGTGGTTGTACATGGTGGTTCCTCATATGGAGCAACTGTAAAATCAACACCACTCAAATCATAATCAAAAGAAGATGTATCAATACTAATATTTTCAATATCTGGTGCATCAATATTGAAAGTAGTAGAAGATGCAGTATTTCCTGATCCTACTGTAAAAACAGTATTGTCATCATGTTTGTGTCCAGTCTTACAAGGGCTCATTTCATCATCTCCATAAATTTCATCGTAAAGTAAACTCCATGAATTAATCATAGCAGAATAAAAAGTCGTTTACAAGACTCTCTGCTTTTTCTTTTCCAAACTTACCAGCAAGATATCCTCCTACAGGATCAAGTTTAGTCATATAAGCATCAAAGTCTTTGTAAACACTGGTATCTGTACCAGAGGGTTTCTCTAATTCTAACATATTTTTATACTTAGTCAAGTATGTAACAAACATATCCAAATGATCATTTACTTCTGATGGAGAACAATATCTAATGTAGATATTTTCTGAGAAATGATTTCCTGGTTCAAAGAACCGATAATCACCTTCGTGCTTTGGTAGTCCATCTACAGAATACACATAGTTTTCTTTTGGATGTTGAAAGTCAAAGACGATAATAATTTTCTTTGGAGAAAACTTCATCAAATCCATACCAAAACAAGGAAGATTACTACCTGTTTTTGGATATGCTATACAATTAAAGATGTCAGCATTCTTACCATCAGAGATATCCACCTGTCTTGATTTAAGTAGATAGGGATGAGAATGTGTTAAAGCATTTAAAACCGTTCCTTTACTTGACCAATTGGCCCATGAAGGTTCTATCTTCATGGGCAGTATGGAACGATAAGCACTTATGTATTCTTGCCAGATAGTCACTCTGTCTCCTGATTAAGGTCTACATCAGCATCCACCTTGTCATAGAGTTCAAGGAATGCTTGCTTAGTCTCATCATCGAAACGATTCACACAAACTTGAATAGACTTCATCTTATCCTTAAAGATGCTAAAGGCACGAACAATGTGAACCAAACGACGAGTACTAATGATCTCTTCGATACCACCATCATAGAATGTTTTACGGATGATGTCACCCCAATCTACAAGACGTGCGATGAAGTCAGTATCAGTGATGCCAAGATTAGCAGCCACTCCACCAAGAATCTTCTTCTCTATAGATGGTGCAGGATAGTCTTGCTCAAAGGTTACAGGGAACCTCTCAAGGAATGCTTCATTCAGTACATTAGTACCAATGAACCTACCATCGTCGGATCCTTTACCCTTTGTGTTTGCAGTAGCAATTACATTGAAACCTGCTGCTGGTTGAACAAACCTACCAATCTTCTTAAGGAAGATACCCTTACCCTCAAGAATGGGTTGTAAACATAGAATCTTATTAGATGCAAGATCAACTTCATCTAGAAGCAACACAGCTCCCCTCTCAAGAGCTTCCACGACGGGTCCGTTATGCCAAACAGTATTGCCATCAATAAGACGAAACCCACCAATAAGATCATCTTCGTCGGTTTCAATTGTAATATTAACTCTTATCAACTCCCTATTTAGTTGAGCACATGCCTGTTCTACACCAAATGTTTTACCATTACCAGAGAGTCCAGTAACAAATGTAGGATAGAACTGCCTAGACTTAAGTATATTCCTTACATCGTTAAAAGAACCAAACTTAACAAATGTATCATCCTTTACTGGTACAAGATTCTGCTCAACTACAGGTTGCACAGAAGGAGCACTGAAAGACTTTTCAATATTCTCAACTGCCTTAGTGGTAACTTCTAGATTCCACTTACCCCGACCAACACTAAACTGTTTGATCTTTTTAGTAACAGTCTGATAAGCAATGTCATTAGCAGCACAGAATCCACGAACATCAGGAGCAGTGAACTCTTTACCATATGTTTCCCTCAAGCCTTGAATGATTTCGTCTGCAGTCATTTTGATTTCAAACATAGTTGGTTCGTTTTGTTGAACCTATTATAAACGAGAAATGGGAGTTTTTAACTCCCATCAGACACTTTGTGGATTGTCATATACCTTGGTCTTTTGTTCTAGCAAAAAACTCTTTCATACTAGATTGCAACTGACCTTCATTTTCTTGAGGGTCAAGTTTATCATAACCTTTAATTTTCTTCCATTTATTATATAATGCCCCTAACACCCATGCTTGTGATAGTTGTTTGGGCCCATTTTCTAGGAGTTCAAGATGATGTTTGTTACTTGTGTAACTTTTGTACTCTTCTCTCCAATTGGAATCATCATAAAGTTTTTTATCCATAAGTAAATATGCGAAAGTTTTACCTTTAATTTGAGATTGACCGTATGGGTTTTTACCTTGAGGTTTAAACCTGCCGACATTTTCTCCTTTCTTTTCTAATCCTCCTTTCCTGGTTCTATGGAGTGTAGCAGTTTTTTTCGTTTGTGTCAACACTGAGTCCTGACCATACTTCTTACCTAATTTCTTTACTTCTTTCTTAAATTTTCTTCTACCCATCTTACCACGATCTATTGCATAACTTTTCTCTTTCACCTTCCTCTCATCCTTTGAACCAGGATTTTCTAAGTATGATCCTTTTAATTTAGTAGGCCCTCTACCAAATTTACCACGAATATCTTTTTGTAATTGTTGTGATCTTGCTTGATTTTCTTTTCTTGATTTGTCACCACGATCAGCAGACATGGTTGCTATACCACTTTTATCTGATTTGCTTTTGATTCTACTCAGGCTGCTTTCGTTAAGAAATTCTTTGAAACTCTTCATTATCGATGACACTATTATAAGAGTATTTATTATTCTTTATCCTTAACTCAATTCCATGAAGTTCTAATAGTGAGATCTTTGTATCAGTCATTTCCTCACTATAAAAAATAAGAGGTTGTTTGGTACAGTCTCCACTCATTTTTCTTCCTCCACTCTGGTTTCATAGTATTCTAATCTTCTTCTAAGAAGAGTTACTTCTTTCTTTAATTGTTCTTTTTCTGTTGTCAGTTCTGCGATTTCTTGTTCGTAGAGGATAATCATTTGTTCCAGTCGAAGTACATCATTTTCTAAATCCCATCGTGGCTTGGGATATGGGTTGGTCATTTGTGGGCGTTTCCAAATTATTTACTCATTTAATGATTGCTTTATTTTTTTCTTACTGGTACTTCAATTGTCCATGAAGGTGATTCTAATTTAACAATCTTAAATTGCTGTCTATTTTTCTCATAAGTAGCAGCAGGTTCATTACCAGCAGTCTCACCATAGTGAGCTTTGTTTGGATTTTTTAAACCCATGTAATCTAAAATAGCACCATCTACCATAAACCAAAGTGCATCCCAAGTGATAGTTTCTCTCAGTTTAACTGCGATCCTATCAATATCTTCACCATCAAGATACTCACCAGTTGCTACTGCTTTAGAGTAATCTTCATACTGAGTCAAGAGTTTTGCCCTTGCTTCTACCAACTCATTAAGGTTGATAGTGATTTTTATGTCGTCGTTGATTGCCATGAGTTAATAACAGAGGGTAAAAGACCATACTCCATGCGTTGTATGGCTTTGGTCAAAGATTCAACAGTATCATGGGGAAGAATGGGTACTTCCTGTTGTGCTATTATTGTACCACCATCTAGTTCTTCTGTCACGTAATGCACCGTACATCCTGTGACACTATCTCCACTGTCCATTGCTTGTTCTACTGCATTCAATCCTTTGTACTTAGGAAGTAATGAAGGATGAACATTAATCATAGGAGCAGGGAAGGCATCAGGATTTTTAATTACTCTCATATAACCAGCAAGAATGATAAGATCTACTTTCCATGCTTTAAAAAGTTCTATCATTTTATCCTCATCCTTATGAGGAACTCTCACATGAGGAATACCAAACTTTGCGGCTCTTGTAACAGCACCACACTTCTTAGTGTTGTGTATCATCAACACCACTTCATGTTTATTACATACAGGATTTGTAATTATATTCTCGAAGTTGGTTCCGTTGCCAGAACACATAATTCCTAATCTCATTCTTGTAATTCGTCTAAACGATAAGGTGAGTAATTGGGTTTACTATGAAAGTCTCTCAGTGCTTCTAGCATGATCTCTTTCAACTCTGCCCTTTCTTTATCATCAAAGATAGGCAATTCTTTAAACTTGGCTTTGGGGAGAATGGGATCTCCGTTTTCATCATGGGGATATACATTATCTGTACATCCCTTGGTTACAGGGCCACTTAACCCTTGTGTATCGATTTTATCCATTATACCACGAGGTCAATAAATTCACCAAGAACTTTCTTATTTAGTTTCTTGGTTTTGAGGGATTTAACAAATGCCCTTTTGATCTGAGCCTTGGTTGCGGAATCATCAACATCAAACTCAGAGTCTTGAGCAAGAGCAGTGGATGACAAACCAAAGTATGCATCATAGGCAGATGTTTTTATAGTGAATGTTTTGTTTTTCCTCCACTCACTTGTGATTTTACCATAAGCCTCTGGTTCTTTCCACTCGTTATAATACCTCTTTATAAAGTAACTGGCTTCCCTACTTTCCATAACACGAATACCAATCAAATTAGTAGATGGAAAATTATCTTTAAGATTTTGAACTAACGCATCAGTAAATTCATAATAAGAATATCCAAATGCATATGTTTTTCCAAGTTTACGATCACGTAAGAAGGTATGATTAGGACTTACATTTCTTGTCCCAAGATAAGGTTCATCTTCCCAACGACGTTCTACTTCCTTGTGATATGGAAGTTGAGATGCTTCTCCATCAGTCAATATAATACACTGAACTTTTTGTAACTTATTCTCCTTTTGAAACTGAGGAAGAATCTTATGTAAACAGATTAAACTTTCATTCAAAGGGGTTCCTGATAAACATAACCTATGGGGATAACGATAGAAACATCTTGTATTCCTACTAAAGGCAGCAGCCACCCTCCAGATGTTTAGCATTTGATGCTCGGCAGTTTTTGTATTTACTTTACTTGTGAATAGATTCATCAAAGAAAAGTCATTATCCATCCTTAAGAGATACTCTTTCTCCTCATAAAGAGG